ATTTCCGAAAAAAAAGGGGAGAGCCGAAGCCCTCCCCCTTTTGTCTGCGTGCCCGCTATGCTTACGCGTCTGCGCCGGCAATCGTGGCACCCGTATCGTTGATGAGCATGAAGCCCATGTGATCGGGAGTCCGCAACTTAACGTCGAAGAACTGGTCAGCAACAATCTTGACCGTTCCGCCGCTGGCACCGCTGTACGGGTCAACGACAAGCGAGAGACCGCCCCAGGTAGCCCAGAAAACGTTGCTGAAGTCACCGTAGAGGGCACCGCCACAAAGGGCGACGTCACCGAAGGCAACATCAGAACCGCCGTTCAAGAACTGGTCAGCCTTGGCAGCATCGATGTCGAAGCGCGGGAAGGTACCCGACGTAAACACGTTGCGGCCGTAAATCTGGTTGTTGGCCAGAACAGGAGCACCACCGGCACCGGTCGTGTTCGTATTGAACAGGACAGCTGCCGTGCTAGGGTTCATGACGAAAGCACCGTTAGCAACGCCGTTGGCACTGATGTCACCCCACAGGCTCGCAACGTCGTCAGCGCTGGCCACCGGGATGTCATTGGTTCCCGACTCCGTAGCCAACACAATCGTTGCCTCGCTCTGTGCGCGGCTGTCGCCAGCAGTGGCAGTGAGGGCGAGCGTACCGCCGGTGAGCGTACCGCCGGCGTCAATCATGTTCTTGAATGCCACACGGTCGATCTGCACGCCGATGGCGTTACCGAAGTCTTGGGCAATCACAGCCTGCATGTTGCCAGTTGCCTGGTTCAGCATCTCCTTGGTCACCGTGATCTCGGCAGCGTAGCGCTGCGGGGTCAGGGTAACGGACTGCATGGCACCGCTGAAGGCCGTAGCGTCGACACCTTCGTCGGGCGTGCTGGCGGCATCGTTAGGCAGCGTCGGGAGCTTGATGTCACCAACAAAGCCAGTGAGCTGCGTGGCTCCGATGTTCTGGATAACAGAGTTCGGGCGCAGTGCCTCGCGCACAGCTGCGGCCACCGTGCCGGTGGTCGTGCCTGCGGTATCGACACCAGAAGAACCGCTGTCATTACCGTAGGTGTTACGCATCTGCAGGTAGCGTGACGGGATGCAGATGTTACCCCGCATCGCCAAGCCCATAGAACCAGCCTCGCGCATAGCCTCCTGGTGCATCTCGGCTTCAACGCCGGTGAGGGCGCTGTTGTTCGATACAGCGTTCAAGGCGCGAAGCAAGTTGTACTCTTCGCCCATCTTGGAAAGCTCCTTGTCTTCGCTGACCGAAGCGGCGCCGCTCTGCGCCATGCGCTTGATGCGAGCTTCGTTCTTGGCAAGGGCGTCGCGCTGCTGCTCGGCGTCTTCCAATTTGCTGTGAATGTCTTGCGTCTCTGACAGCTCTTCGGCAGTCAGCGCACGCCCTTCCGTGCTGGCAATCCCTTGGATGGATTCCAGCTTCTGCTCCAGCTGGTGAATGTGCTGCTGGGCGTCAGTGCTTGTCTTGAAATTCATGTGACACGATTTGCGCACCAAGTTAACCTGTTTTGTTGGTGCTGTTTCTACTTCTTCTACGGCAGGCTCTTCTGCTTTTTTACGAGCTACCACGGACGTCTGCTCATAGGCGGGCATCGTCACCGGGCTGACATCGAACAAGCGTGCCACCTTGGTCACCGTGCGCAGCTCTGCCGTGCTGTCCCATTCTTGTTCGGCGATGGTAAACGCAAAGCTGCTCTGTGAGATGTCGCCACGCTTGACCATAGCATACAGATCGCGGGCCACCTGGGTGTCGACTAGCTCGGCGCGGTACTTTAGTCCCTTGTCGTCAATTGACAGCTGCAGGGTACCATTCTTTGTCCTGGCGAGCGGTGGCGGTTCATGGTCAATGAGCAGGCGCACATCGTCTTCGAGGACATCGTCGAACGCACCACGTGCGATGACTTCGCGGAACGCACCCAAGTCGGTCTCTTCGTCGAAGAGGGCTGCGTAGCCTTCAAGTACCATCGAACCAGCGGCACGGACTTCCATAGTGCGCGTGCGCTTTTCCATAGCAACTTCTTTGCGCTCTTCCACCTGTTCTTCATTGTTACGGTCTTCTTCCATTTCTTCTACTCTGGCTTTACTCCACCGCAGCGCAGGATCGCCACCCCACATGAGATATGAGATAGTCCCACACGCTTCGGTGTCGTCTGGTTTGTAATACGTTCTTGCTCGTGAGAGGTAACTGTACATTCTCACGGTGCGGTCATGGGATAGCGTCTCGCGGTTGCGCAGGATGCGGCAGGTCTCTTTGCCGACGGCCGTGGCGCAGGTGCCGCCCTTCTCTTCGTTCAGATCGAAGCCGCGCTGTGCGGCGTTGGTCATCGCCTGCGGGTAATCATCATACGGCATCGCTCGAAATCTTGGCGCTGTACTCATCGAGCTTGTCAAGCGCAATCTGATTCACCTGTACAGTGTGCTGATCGCCACCGTCAACGCCGTTCATGTCTTCAGCTGCCCTGGCTTCGTTGATGCTCATGATGCCGGCTTTTACTAGCGTGTCATAGTAGTTGGCGCGGCTGGCGCTATCGCCACGCAGCAGGTCGGAGAGGTCAAACTTGCTGAACTCGCCAGCGTCGACGTTCAGCAGCTTGATATCCAGTTCCTGCTGCAGTCGCTTGCACCATGGTACAATGGTGTACTTGGCAAACTGAATGGCTTGCTGCTCGGTGTTGCTGTAGGTCACGTTGGACTGCACTCCGACAAGCGAAGGCGGCACGCCAAAGATTCGGCAGATTTCTTGGTTCTGAAAGTCGCGCTGTTCGTCCATCTGTGCATTGGCAGGGTCAACGCTGACGCGGTTGTAGTCAAAACCAAACGGCAGCAGCTTGGTGCCGAGACGGTCGCCGCTGTTATTGAAGCTGTCGCGGATGATGTCAATTTGTTCCTTCTTGAGCGGCTCGCGGCTGGACAAGAACCCGGTCATGTTGCCTGACGACCCGAAGAACTCTGAAGCGTAGTCCTGCGCAGCCTTTGCCAGGCCCAACGTTTCGCGGTGCTGCTCTACGACACTCAACCCGTAGGTGTTGCGCACGCAGTACATCTCATTGGGCAGGTAGTTCCGATCGCCGTGAACAAAGACGCGGGTACCGCCGACCAGCTTTACCTCTACTTCATTGGGCGGCAGGCGGTGCAAGGAAAGCACTGCAGCCGTGCGCGGGTCGCGCGTGATGACTGCGTAGCCTTTACCGTACAGCAGAATATCAGCTACGTAGGTTTCCCAGAAGTCATATGCGGTCTGCATATCGTTGGGAGCGTAGTTAATCAGTTTGTCTACGGGGCTGTCGACGTTCAGTGTGCCCAGGGCGGTGTTGGCCATCACCGTCTTATTCAGCTGGGCGATGGTAGACGCCACACGCTGAACGCAGGCATAGACTACCGAGATAGACAACGCCTGGTCAATGTTGATGTTAGCGCCGGCCATAGTGCCGTAGTGCCGCATGTGATTAGTGAAGCCCGGTGCACCGGTGTAACCCACCGACACGCTGGCACGCTTAAACAACCGTTGAAACCAATTAGCCATGACTGCAAGTTAAGAAGGGCGAGCCACCGTCGCGACCCGCCCCCACTCTTAACCAATATGAACCTGTCAAAGCGTGATGACCTCTAGCAAGGGTTCCTCATCACGCGCGTTGTTAAAGTAACAACCCATAGCCATGATGGAAGCTACAATACCGTCAACCTTTTGAGTTTCGCTGTTCTTCTTCTTCGTCACTTTGATATTGTCGGCTTCGTCGCGTGCCAGGTGTACGCATCCCATCTGCCACCGCAACACCTCATGGCCGCCATGCTTTACCTGTCCCTTGCACAGCAGCAGCTCGAACTGCTTGGTGGGGTATGACATTGAAGCGTAACCCTGCCCGAACGGTTGGCAGTCGATGCCGTCGAGGTATGGCACCACCAGGTGAGCTATGTAGCGGTCATAGGCCAGCGCTCGCAGATCGTAACGTTCTGCCATGTCTTGGATGAAGTGGCGCACGGCAAGCATATCAGTCACGTTGCCGTCGGTCATGGTCACCAACCCTTGCCGCTGAAAGTGGTAGTAGTCCACGCCACCGCTCAAGCTCTTGCTCTTGGCTTTGTCTTCGTTGACGAAGTGGTGGCACTTGAGGTAGAAGCAGTCGGCGGCATCGTCACGAAAGATGAGCGCAACCGCTGTCAAGTCTTTGGTGCTACTCAAGTCCATGCCCGCGTAACACGGCAGCGTGCGAAGGTGGTCTTCGTCGATGGCGTCGGCACCGCGCATGAACTCGTCATCGGTAACCCATCGCTCCTCGCTGGCCGTCCAGATGTTGAGATGGAGACGAAGGAAAGTGTTGATCTGGCGTGGGTTCTCCTTGCACCGCTTTACCTCCTGCTCGAAATAATCCGCCTTGCATATTGTACCGTAACCAGGGTTTGCCTTCGCCCACGTCGCAGGGCTTGTCCAGTCATCATCCTTATCAGCCGCATATATGACCGGCAAGAATGTGTCATCCTGTATGCTTCCTTCTTTGACCTTCTGCGCGTACTCATGAACCTCCCAACAGATAGACGAAGTATCGTGACCAGCTGTCGTGATTGCAATGATTAGCGGCTGTGTCCTTGCGCCGGTCGAAGTCTTCAGCACTTCCCATAGATCAGGCGACGGCGCTGTGTGCAGCTCGTCGTAAATGACGGCGTGGGCGTTGAATCCGTGTTTTGTGTTGGCTTCAGCTGATATGGCTTTGTAAAAACTGTTCTTGTAGTGGATGCTGTTGCGCAGCACCTTGCCGTGCCCCGATAGGGCTTTATGGTTCGCACACATCGCGGATGCGATTTCGAATACGATGCGTGCCTGGTTGCGGTCACCCGCTGCCGAGATAATCTCTGCGCCTGGCTCGCCGTCAGCGTATAGCATGTAAAGGGCGATGGCAGCGCACAGATTGCTTTTGCCGTTCTTCCGAGGTACCTCGATGTACGCCTGACGATACTGACGCAAGCCATCTTCACGGAGCGTCCCGAAGAGAGGTCTAATGATGTCGTCTTTCTGCCATTCCTCAAGGATGAACGGCTGACCACCCAGCGCCCCCTTGACGTGCGTGCAGTATTTCTCAATCCACTCGACGGCGTGTTCCCCTTTCTCTGCATCATAGTAACCGGCCATAATCGAGGATATGTTGCAAAGCATTGCGGGCACCGTCGACATAAACCTTGCCCTCGACCAGGATACCGTCGCGCATATGAATCACTTCCATTGCTTGCGTGTTGTCCAGCGGGAATGTGTCGATGCTGAATCCAAAGCGTACAATAAATGAGCCTTTGTATGTCGTGTCAGCATTGCTGAACGCTTCGTCGATTTCCTGCAAGCTCTGCAGCGTGCCGCTGCTGCTCATCGTTTCGCCGGGGTTCTTCCATTCGAACATGAGCCAAAAGTCTTTAGCGATGTTGCGGTAGATGCAGTCGATGTCGTGGATGCAAACGGCGTTGCCCGTCATTTCATCGAGCAGCCAGTTCACAGGATGAACGCTGCGCTTCCGATATATGCGGCTCATCGGAAGTCGGGGTCTGATGCATCGACGTCACCGATACCGAGCGCCTTGATGTAAGCCCGCTTCTTGTCGCGCAGCCTTTGCAGCTCGACGTACTCTGGGCGGCTCTTGATGTAGACCTGGCCTTTGTCGCCTGTCGTCTGGTAGGTCATACCCTCACGATCTACGACGTCTTGCAAGGTGCGTTCCTCATCGATGATTTTGGAAAGGGTGAAAATCAGTTCGCGCGTGTTCTCATCTACCGCGCTGGCGCCGCCCATGTTGGACAGCAGTTTATCGAATGTGTTGTTCATGGGAATGGTTGAAAATGGGTCTCACTTTACGCGAGTG